GAGGAGCGGCTAACGGAAATGGCGGAAATCGACGCGTTCAAGGGGGCAGCATGAGAGACGTACAGCGGGACCGTTACGGGCAGTTCGGGATTGCTTCGACTTACAGCTCTCTCACCGGGCTAGCCTCGGCGTGGGCTGTTATCGGCCATACCGTAGGAGCGAACGCAATGGAGGAGCCGGCCGAGCAGGTGTGGTTTCAATACGGCGCAACCCCGACCGAAGCAATCGAACTCCTCAAGGCTGAGCTAGATCGAGTCGAGGCGCCACCGGGTCGGGTCGTCCTATTGAACGGCGTGCGTTACATGGTCTATGGCGTCGCGCACGGAGCCGGGACAAGTCGCCGGGGCGAGATAGTCGTCTATGCCGACATGGATACCGGGCGCATGTTTTTTCGTACCCGTACCAACTTCGCCCAACAAATGGGCTGGAACGTGGTGCAGCCATGAGCAACCTCCGCAAGTTGGCGCGTGGTCGCGATTGCCAAGTACGCCTTGAGGGTATCTGCAACTTCGACAACGAAACGACCGTGCTGGCGCATTACCGGCTCGGGGGGACGTGCGGGATGGGCATCAAACCGCACGACCTTTTAGGGGCTTGGGCCTGTTCAAGTTGTCACGATGAAATCGACCGCCGTACCCGGATAGTCGACGCGGATTTTGCCGCGCTCGCTCACCTTGAGGGGGTCGTAAGAACGCTGGCAAATCTAATAAAAATGGGAGTCGTGAACGTATGACTATTCCGCGTGGCAGGACCGGCAACGGCGACCGGAGAACGCCGCCTGAAACCTTCGATATCGTCCGCGCCGTAATTCGGAAAATTTCCTATCAGTTCCCCGACTGCCCCGAGGGGCGGTTCATGCTGGCGGTGATCGCCGTCGCGCTTAACGACCTGATTACCAATCGCCAAGGGGGGGAATATGAAATCTATCGCGACGCGGCTGCCCGCTACTTACAAGGGGATATCTGGCACGCGCATATCGCCGGGGTCGACCCCGAATGGATTCGCGCTCAACTGACCAAGGCCGGTATTGATTTCGGCGGGAGCCGGCCATGAACTGGAAGCGGTTCAGCATTTACCGAATCGAGTCGCCCGAGGGTTACATCATTAGCGAGTCGAGAATAAACGAACGCCGTATCGCCTACATCGCGCGTGCGCCTCGCACGACCCCGATACTTTACTGCGGGTACGATTTGGACGAGGCCAAGGCGGCGTGCGACCAGCACCAGCAAGGAGCGGCAAAACATGACAAATAGCCGGAACAAGGGCGCACGGGTTGAGCGGGAGTTTGCCGCGCTAGCCTTCGAACTGGGCGGATTTCGTTTACTGCGTGCCCTGGAGCAGTGCCGCTCCGGGGGCCACGATTTGGACGGGCTGCCGGGCTGGGCCGTCGAAGTCAAAGCGCGGGCAGATCGGCCGGGGCCGGGGGAGCTTTCCAAGATGTGGGCGCAAACGGTCGACCAAGCCAAGCGCGCAAACGCCTATCCGGTTTTGGCGGTAAAGGTCGACCGGCGCGGGTGGATTTGCTACGTCGACGCCGCCGACATCCGGCCTGATTGGTGGGAGTCGGGGCGCAGTTGGGTCGCCCTCGAACCCGAGGATTTTTTCCAGATGGTCCGCTCGCTGGAGGGTTCCGCTTGATCCACTATCACGGAACGCCGGCCGGAGGTACTCGGCTCGATGCGGTTCGGTTCCTTACGGGCCGTCACGCGCTCGTACCGTTCCCGAGCCCTATCGAACTGCCGGGGGTTGCGGAAGTTTGCCAGTCATTCGTCTTCGACAACGGCGCGTTTTCGGTCTGGAAAAAAGGCGGCGAGCTTGATGTACATGGGTATACGCGCTGGGTCGAAGACTGGTCGCGTCATCCGGGGCTCGATTGGGCATTGATCCCTGACGTAATCGACGGAAGCGAGGAGGCAAACGACCGGCTTTTAGAAGCGTGGCCGAGCCACCTGCCCGGCGTTCCGGTTTGGCACTTCCACGAATCGCTAGAGCGTCTGGCCCGGCTCGCCTCGACGTGGCGCACGGTCGCCCTCGGTAGCTCGGGACAATGGAGAACGCCCGGCACCGCGTCATGGTGGAAACGTACCGGCGAAGTAATGAGCGCCGTCTGCGACGAACAAGGGCGCCCACGTTGCCGTTTGCATGGGCTGCGAATGCTTGACCCGAAAATCTTTAGCCGCCTTCCGTTGGCGAGCGCCGATTCGACAAATGCGGCCGTAAACGGCGGCAGCATACAGCGCTTCGGGATGTACACGCCGCCGACCGCAGGGCAGCGATCCGAGGTAATCGCGAGCCGAATCGAGAGCTACAACAGCGCTCCGGTTTGGGTTCCAGACGCCCAGATCGAACTAACTTTTTCCCCAGACCGGAGGGTTTTAGTATGAAGCTGAATTCAGCTCGTCTCGCTTGGCACGATTGCTATTACTCGCCCGGCGATTCGGTCGCCGCCTTCGCTATCGAGCGCGCCAAGTTGGGCGGGGCAGTCCAGCTCTCCGAGTTTGACGGCCGAACGACTCGGGCAGTCCATCAAGCAATCGCCGGCCGAATCCAGCAGGCAATCAATACGCTACCCGGCTACGTCCGCGCTTTCGGCCACTGGATGTATAACCCGCTTGCCGGCGACGATGAGCGCGAATACGCCGAGGCCGCTGTATTCGTCCGGGCTTACGACAAGTCGCCGCGTATGACGGCGTACAAGGCGAAGCGCGCCCGGTATGTCGCGATGGGCGTTTTGTTCCGTTATCGCCGGATGCACCAAGGCGGGCAGAGCGCGAATTTCGACCCGATGCTAAAGCCCGAGGAGTTCCGCAACTGGCTGTATGCCGAGTACGGCGTAAAGATTCGCAGCGAGGCTTGGGCGAGAGAGTGGACCGGGTTTGTCGACCATTGTTTCCACGCTTGCGACGACCTCGACCGCGAAGCGCTCGCCCCGGTTTCGTCGGTCATCCGGGTTATGAATTCGCCTTACGAGGTCGGCGAAACGACCAACGCAAGGAAGGGCACGACGTTCCTTATCTAGCACCACAACCAAGGGGAAACACATGGCAGAACGTTCGATTTGGGAAGCACTGACCTCTGACTGTATCGGTGGCGTCGTCGTAATGTATGACGGCCCTATCGCCCTCGTCGACGACGGGGAGCGGCTATGGATAGTCGACGCCGCACTATTGAGGGAGGTGCTGTCTGGTGTAACTCTCGAACAACTCGGCGAGCTGATCGACCCGCCCGAGTGTCCCGGCTGGGTCGTTACCGAAATTAGCGAGGACGACGAATTCCCGCTCGAAATCCATCACTGCATCCACGCGCTCGAAAACTGCGGGTACGAGGAGTATGTCCCGGCTTTCTGGGACCGGGACGAGGAAATGTTTTAATGGTTCGGGGAAAGTGTACAGGGAACAATGTTCCTACTATGCTTTCCCCAAGCCAGCCACCCGGCTAGGCCATTCGAGGAGAATCAAAATGGCTTACCTCCACCCTACAGCGACCCGTCCAGACGCGACTAAATACAACCCCGACCCGGCTTATCTGCGTAGGCTGGTCGGCTTAATCGGCGGCCATCAAAAGAGTATCGCCGAGGCGTTCGGGATTACTGACCGAGCGCTTCGGTACTATCTCAGCCCGATTGATTCGCCAACCTATCGGCCCGCGCCTTACCTCGTTCAGTACGCGTTAGAGCAGGCTGTAATCTGCTCCGGGGTGCCCTTGACACTCCTGCACGGCTAGGGGTAGCATTCGCTCACTTTCAGAGTCATCCCCCTTTGAAATTGCTCCACAAAAACCCGGCCCCCACCGGGTTTTTTTATGCCCGCGTTTTGACCGGAATGAACCCTATGCAGGTTGAGCAACGGAAAGTCACCGACCTTGTTCCCTACGCGAACAACGCGAGAACGCACGACGATGCGCAGGTGGCGCAGATCGCCGCCAGCATCAAGGAATTCGGCTGGACTAACCCGATTCTTGTCGACGGGGTTAACGGCGTTATTGCCGGCCACGGTCGCCTGTTGGCGGCGCGCAAGTTGGGTCTGGAGACGGTCCCGGTAATCGAGCTGGGTCATCTCAACGACAACCAGCGTCGGGCTTATATCTTGGCCGACAACAAGCTCGCACTGAATGCCGGGTGGAGCGAGGAGCTGTTACGGCTTGAGATTTCCAGCCTGCAAGACCTCGGCGTTGATGTCGAATTAATCGGCTTCTCAGAGGGTGATTTGTCCACCTTATTCCTGGAATTTGCGCACGGCGAAACCGACGCATTAGCCGAGTGGGAAGGAATGCCGGAGTTCAAGCAGGAGGACAAAACGGCCTTTCGGTCGATCCATGTTCACTTTGCTTGTCAGGATCACGTCGACCAGTTCGCCGAGTTGATCGCCCAAAAGATCACGGACAAAACGCGAATGGTCTGGTTTCCGTTTATCGAAATCGAGACTTACGCGGATAAGTCGTATGAGTGACCATCCGCAGTTTCCGCTCTATATCCCGAGCAAGGGCCGGGCGGAATATATGATCACGTCGCGAGCCCTCGACGCGATGGGCGTTACGCATCGGCTGGTTATCGAGGAACAAGAGTACAAGGCGTATCTGGCGGCAGTCGGCGGCGATAAGTCGAAGCTGATCGTTCTGGATCAGTCGTACAAATCGAAGTACGAACTCTGCGATGGCCTCGGGCTCTCGAAGTCGACCGGGCCGGGACCGGCGCGCAATTTCATCTGGGACCACTCGATAAGCGAGGGTCACAAATGGCATTGGGTAATGGACGACAATATCAAAGCGTTTTACCGCCTCAATCACAACCTGAAGGTGCCGACGAAATCGCCGGCTTTCTGGCGTGCGATGGAGGATTTTTGCCTGCGGTATAAGAACGTGGCGATGGCCGGACCGAACTATTTTATGTTCGCCTCGCGTAAGACCAAAATGCCACCGTTCGTAACCAATACCCGGATTTACTCCTGCAACCTGATCCGAAACGACACACCGTTTCGCTGGCGCGGTCGATACAACGAGGACACAATTCTCTCCCTCGATATGCTCAAGGCGGGATGGTGTACGGTTCAATTTAACGCCTTCCTGCAAGAAAAATTGACCACGCAAACTATCGGCGGGGGTAACTCGGACGAGTTCTATTTTAAGGAAGGGACGACCGCGAAAAGCGCGATGCAGGTCGCCGTTCACCCCGACGTTTCTCGAATCGTTATGCGGTTCGGCCGGGTACACCACCACGTCGATTACTCGGGTTTCAAGCTGCAAAAGCTGATCCGCAGCGAGTCGGCGGTAATCCCGGCCGGGACGAATAACTAC